AACGCGCCAGCGTCCGCGAGCTTTGTCATCGCGCCGTTGATGAGATAAAGGTCGCCGCCGAGGTCGGCAGGAATTCGGTCGAGGTTTTCAAGCTCTCGTATGTCATTTGCCGACATCCAGCCGTTTTGTCGAGCGGTCGCGTAGCCTGTCATGCGCGATGCGTAATCGCCACGAAGCAGCCCGTCTACATTGAATTTGGTGAATACCGTGTGCTTTTCGCTGTCGAGCAGAAGCGCCTTGTTCATTGCCTGCTCCCAGCGGACTACCCACGGGTCCAGCGTGTATTTCACGAACTCCAGCGACTGCTGCTCAATATTAGAAAAGCTCGACTTTTCGAGGTCAGCCAGCATATGTGGCGGTACCCTGAAAATTCGAGCGATTTCATTGATTTGGAACTTGCGCGTTTCGAGGAACTGCGCCTGTTCCGGTGAGATGGCGATAGGCGTGTATTTCAGCCCTTCCTCCAGCACGGCGATTTTGTTGCTATTGGAGCTGCCGCCGAAGGTGGACTGCCAGCTTTGCCGGATGCGTTCCGGGTCTTTGATGGTGCCGGGGTGTTCCAGCACACCGCTCGGCGCTGCACCGTTTGCAAAGAACTTCGCACCGTATTCCTCCGCAGCCATTGCCAAGCCCACAGCATTTTTCGCCATTGCAATTGGTGAGTAGCCGACCAACCCGTCGTAGCCCAGCCCCAGCACATGAAGCACGTCGCTGGGTGCGAGAATGACGTCGGTCTGTTTATCCTTTCCGACCTCCGGCGCATCGTCACTGTTTTTCGTATAGCGGTAATAGAGCCGCCCTTGACTGTCGCGGTCGACTTTCATGCGGTTTGGCATGAGAGGATAGAGAGCCACGACCTCGCCACGGGCATTGCGGATAATCTGTGCGTAAGCGTTGCCGGACAGCAGCAGATGATTCATCATCGTTTCGCGGAATACGAAGCTCGTCATTTCTGGGTTCGGTTCATCGTGCAGGACTCGCCATAGCGGGTGGTCAAGGTATTTCTCCTTGCTGCCGTCCTCGCCATATTTATATAGAAACAGCGGCAAACCTGCGATTGCCTCCGCCAAGATACGAACACAGGAATACACCGCTGTCATCTGCATGGCGGTATGCTCGTTGACCACCTTGCCGGAGGTCGAGCCGCCCCATAAAAAGCTGTTGCTGCCGAGGTTTTTAGGCTTGTCGCGGGGCTTGAATATGCTTTGTAATATGCCCATAGGCGTGTTCCTCCTTACCAGATGAGCAAGCCGCGTTTGTCGTAAATGCTCTCGCCCGTATCGTTGCCGCACCGAATCGCTCTGTCCAGCGCCATGATGGTGGCGACCGCGCCGTCAATTTTCTCGGTGGATTTTTCCTTGTCCGCCTTGATGTTTCCGGCGGGGTCGGTGCGAATATAGATGTTGTCCATCATCCAGCGCAGCACAGGATGACCGCCGTGCGCCAGCTTTTCCTCCAGCGTTAGCCGCATGAGCTCCTTGGTAGGCGGGGACATATCCTTGAAGCCTTGACCGAAAGGCACAACCGTGAATCCCATGCCTTCGAGATTCTGCACCATCTGCACCGCGCCCCAGCGGTCGAAAGCAATCTCGCGGATGTTGTACTTTGTGCCAAGCTCCTCGATGAAGTTCTCAATGTAGCCATAGTGAACGACGTTGCCTTCGGTGGTCATAAGGAAGCCTTGCCGCTGCCAGAGGTCATAATTCACATGGTCGCGCTTGACGCGCAGGTCGATGTTCTCCTCTGGAATCCAGAAGAACGGTAGAATGCAGTATTTGTCGTCCTCGTCGCCGGGTGGGAACACGAGCACGAAAGCCGTGATATCTGTGCTGCTCGACAGGTCAAGCCCGCCGTAACACACACGCCCTTCGAGCGAAGCGGGGTCGACCGCAAACGCGCATTTATCCCATTTGTCCATCGGCATCCAGCGCACCGCCTGCTTTACCCATTGATTGAGGCGAAGTTGCCGGAAGCTGTTCTCCTCGGCGGGGTTTTGCCTTGCCGACTCAAACGCCGCTTTGACCTTATCCATGCCGACCGTGATGCCGAGTGACGGATTTGCCTTTTTCCACACCTTCGGGTCGGTCCAATCGTCCTCCTGCGCTGCGCCGTATATGACTGGATAGAAGGTCGGGTCATGTTTGCGCCCTTCGATAATGTCCAGCGCCTTTTGATGTACCTCCCAGCAGATACTGTTCTGGTTATCTCCAGCGGTCGTGATAAGAAAATACAGCGGCTGCATTCGCGCATCACCGCTGCCTTTGGTCATGACGTCATAGAGCTTTCTGTTCGGTTGCGTGTGCAGCTCGTCGAACACCACGCCGTGAGTGTTGAAGCCGTGCTTGTTGCCGACGTCGGCACTCAGCACCTGATAGATACTGCCGGTCGGCTGGAAGATGAGCCGTTTTGTGGCATCGAGGATTTTGACACGCTTCGACAACGCCGGACACATCCGCACCATATCCGCCGCCACATTGAAAACGATAGACGCCTGATTGCGGTCGGCGGCGCAGCCATAGACCTCGGCGCGTTCTTCACCATCGCCGCAGGTGAGCAGCAGAGCGACCGCCGCCGCAAGCTCTGATTTGCCCATCTTTTTTGGTATCTCGACATAGGCGGTATTGAATTGCCGGTAACCGTTAGGTTTCAGCGTACCGAAAAGGTCGCGTATTATCTGTTCCTGCCAGTCGATAAGCTCGAAGGGCTTTCCCGCCCATGTGCCTTTCGTATGACAGAGCGACTCGATGAATGCCACAGCGTAGTCGGCGGCGTCTTTATCGTAGGTCGAATCGTGCGCCTTGAAGCGCGTCTGTCTGTACTTTTTCAATTTTCGCAATGCTTACCGCCTCCTTCGGGCAAAATAAAAGACCGCCGTCGGCAGTCCGTCAAAATCTATCTGTACGAGATACAGCCCCGTCAAGGGCTGAACTCGGCTGTTTTCTTAAGTGTGGGTTAGTGGTTTTCGCCGTGAAGCAGCAGATCCAGTGCAAGCTGTGTGTCCGGGTCGGTAGGCTCGATGTCCCAGCCTCTGTCGTAGTTGGCAACGACCGCGTCGTTTCGCTTGAGCATCAGCTTTGAAATGCGACCTCCGTCAATTCCGAACTGTGAGCCTTCATCGTACTGCTTCATCCAGTAGTGAAAAATGCTGTCGTGAATCTTGAGGCTTCCTACTTTCCACATGGTTGCCGCCTCCTTAAAACCGTTCGATGCGGACGCTGTCGTCTGCTTCAAAGATAACCTTGTAGCGGAACTCTCGTCCCTCGGCGTCTTTGGAAATCAGGCGAATGCCGCCTTCAAAGGCGCTGTATGCCCGGTCGAATTTCTCGCCCCGTGGCAGTTGGCTCTTGGCTTGCTTCAGCTGCTTGTCTGTCATCGCCATGTCCCTCCTTAGGCTCTCGCCACATCGACCACCCAGCCGACTGTCGGATGGGCTTTGCCGGTGGCAAGCTCGATTTTCTTGTCGTCCCTGTTAACCATGTGAATGCTCTTGCCGACCTTGACGAACTCGCAAAGCTCGTAGCCGTCGATGTTGCACATCCAAATGCGGGCGTGGCGCGTCTCGCCGTCGTAGCTCTTGCCGTCCCAGCCGCCGAAGGTGAAGTCGATGCTCTCCGTTGTGCGGTAGAAGTTTGCCTCAAAGTCGGCTCTGGAAATCGCGGTGTTGTTGTTTATGCGGGTGAAGCAGTGTCTCAGTCCGTCTGTTGTAATCGTCATTGTGGTGTGCCTCCGTGTGCTTTATTCCGCTTGTCTCCCTTGCGGTATACACATATTCGCTCTAAAAGCACATAATAGCAAGGCAATTCTGAGATATAAACCGCAATATGTAGCACAATCATTTAGCTTACTACACCGCATATAGTTGTGTAGTTTATGCCTCGCCGGTGAGGATGAAATGCGCGTACTCGCGGCGATTGTCCTCCAGATACACGACCAGCTCGTAGAAGCCCATGTCGTTTGCGATGCGCTGCACCGCGTTCACGTCGAACATATTTGTAAGTCCCGTGTCACGGACGGCGAGTATCTGCCCCTTGATTTTATCGGTCATCGTCGTCCACCACCCTGCAAGCGTCCTCTCCGTATGCGACCGAAAGACCGCAGCCGTTGTCCCAAGCCACTATGACCGAGCCGATATCGTCCACGCCTCGCACGGTGCCCCGTGTGCCGATTGGGGGCGCTTGCGGGTCGTCCATGCGTAAAAGCTCGACGCGGCAGCCGACTGTGTAGCGTTTGCGTACCATTTCCACGGTTTCTCTATTCGGAAATCTCATCATCGTCGACCTCCTTGTCCTGCAGGCTCATCACCTCGTCGTAAAGCCCAGCGTCGTTTTCGATTTTTTCAATGTACTCCTGCACCTTCGGGCTGCCGCTCTTGAACGCGCCGCTGCCCGTGAGGTTTTTGAGCAGTATCTTCCGTGCCGCTTTGTACTCGTCGCCGATGAAGCCGAGCCGGAGCAGGAAGCAGCGGAATGCGTACTTGTCGTTGTCGGTTTCCTTTTCCTTGGCGGTGACGCGCTTTTGCGCTTTCGCCATACCGATGAGCTTGCCCGTGAAGTGGGCGTAGGCGCTGATTTCTTCCGGCGAGGGAAAGCCCTCAAACCACGGGAAGCTGACCTTTTCGTCATCCACCTCAATCGGCAGGGCATCGACTGCCAGCGCCTTCTTGATGAGCGTCTCCTTGCTTGCCACCAGCTGACGCAGGTTGTCGAGCGCCGCGTCGCTGATATCCTTGCGCGGGTAGGAAAGCACCAGAGAATCTACAAGCTCCTCCGGCTCACCATCGTCGGTGTCATCGTCCGGCACATCGCTTGGCTGCATACCGTCCTCGCCGACAGGGTCGCGGCGCTGCCGCCCAAGCCCAAGTTCTTCCTCCTCACTCATCCGCAAGTCCTCGAATGCGGGTTCAGGGTCAAAACCCTGCTCGTGCAGCCGCTCAATGAGGTTTTCAATCTCCTCGCTGTCGGCGCGGTCGTCGAAGCTGACTGTACCGTTTTTGTCGATGGTGAAGTAATCCACCTCGTAGGCGAAGGTGGGAGCGCCCTTGTACTTTGCGGGGCTTTCGGTAGCCTCCGCGATTGCTGTGACCAGCCGCTTGCGGTCGCTGCCGGTTAGGTTGTACTTGAGTTCAAATGTGTTTGCCATAGTGTTTACCGCCTTTCTTTGAGCCGATGCTTCGGCTTTTTGTATTACATATATCACTCTAAAGCCTGTAAATAGCAAGGCAATTCCGCGATATATATGTACCAAATAGAAGCGGCGGCAATTGTGTGCTTTAGTCTGGTTTTGCAGACACTTCCGCGTAGGAATAGGTCAGCCCGTCACGCTGGACGGAGACCTTATCCGCCGAGCCGACCTGCTCGATATACCGTTTCACAATGACGTCGCAGTATTTCTCATACAGTTCAATGGTTGCGCAGGAGCGGTCGCTTTGCTCACAGGCAATGAGCGTACTGCCGGAGCCGCCGAAGGGGTCGAGCACCAGCGTGTTGCTCATGCTGCTGTTCATAATGGGGTACGCCAGCAGCGGGATGGGCTTCATGGTAGGGTGGTCGCCGTTTTTCTTTGGCTTGTCGAACTCCCAGATGGTAGTTTCCTTGCGCCCGCTGTACCACTGATGCTTGCCGGTTTTCTTCCAGCCGTAGAGCACTGGCTCGTGCTGCCACTGATACGGGGACCGTCCCAGCACCAGTGACTGCTTCTTCCAGATACAGCAGCCGGACAAATAAAAACCGGCATCCGAAAAGGCTCTCCTGAAATTCAGCCCTTCGGTGTCGGAATGGAAAACATATATGCTGGCGTCGTCCGCCATAACCGCTTCGGTATTCTGGAACGCTGTCAGTAGGAAGTTATAAAAGGCGTCGTTTGCCATGTTGTCGTTCTTAATTTTACCGGCGCTGCCTTCGTAGTTGACATTGTAGGGCGGGTCGGTGATGACCAGATTTGCCTTGCGGTCGTCCATGAGTGCTGCGAAGGTTTCAGCCTTCGTGCTGTCGCCGCAGACGAGCCGGTGTCGACCGAGCGTCCAAAGGTCACCGAGCTTCGTAACCGGCGGCTGCTTAAGCTCCGCGTCAACGTCGAAATCGTCATCCTTGATTTTGTCCTTGATCGAATCCTTGAACAAGTCATCAAGCTCGGCAGGGTCGAAGCCCGTCAGCGACACATCAAAGTCCGCACCCTGCAGGTCAGCGATGAGCAGAGCCAGCTTGTCCTTGTCCCAGTCGCCGCTAATTTTATTGAGCGCCACATTGAGAGCCTTTTCCTTTGCCTCGGATAACTCAACCACAACGCAGTCAACCTCGGTAATGCCCATATCTATGAGCACCTTCAAACGCTGGTGTCCGCCAACGACTCTGCCGGTTGTCTTGTTCCAGATGACCGGCTCGACATACCCGAACTGCTCAATAGAACGCTTCAGCTTATCGTACTCGACATCTCCGGGCTTCAGGTCTTTACGCGGATTGTAGTCGGACGGGGTGAGCTGCTCAATTTTCAGTTTTTCTATCTGCATCACACCAGCCCCCATTCCGCAAACTTCTCGAAGCCGCCGATGGAGTCGATAAATCTTCCAGCCTCGTCTACAATTTCGGAGTATGGTCTGCCATTCACGGTGTCGTCGCCGATAGCGCAGCAGAGCTCCACAGGCACGCCGGTATTCTGCGCTTTGAGAAAAGCGTAGATACTCACCGACACATCCGCTTTGGACAGGTCTTTACCGTGCAGCCCACCGCCGGTCACGCTATCCGCCATATCGCTGCCGAGCTTACGGTTGGTAGCGCCGGTGTCAACGTCCGTGCCGCCGGTCCAGTCGCCGAGCGGATTGATTTCCGCATCAGGGTACATGACATGGATTTCATCTATGGGAGCGTTGCTCTGACAAATGATGAGCCTGACGCCGTCAAGGAGGTACTTGCCATCGCACGGATACTTGGCATAAAGGTTTCTGACAATACCGGACAACTCTTTCTGTTCCTCGGTGAGGGGCATCCCTCTGAAGATGCCGTTGTCGCCGCAGCGGATCTTGGTACTTTGATTTTCAGCGAGGAAAGCATCCTGCGGGACTTCCACATAATCCACTATTACATTTCCTGCAATGCGGTGAACAACAGCGGTCACTTCTGGAGCGGGCAAGGATACCGACGCTTCCACAATGATGTGGCACACGCCGTGGCCTATGAGCACCTCGACTGCAATTTTTGGATTGGTTTCCTTGCTGTACGCAAGGTCAACCAGAGCACCGGCAATCCTGTCAGCTATTTTATCTGGGTGAGCCGGATTTACTTTTTCAAACATATCTTATCCTTTCCGAGCGGTCAGAAGCCGCTCCATCACATCGTCCTGCGGATTTGCGCCGCCGTATTCGCCGGTGCAGTTGTCCTTGACGATCTGGAATATCTCATACCACAGACGGTTTGTCTGGCTCATATAATTCTGTCCCATTGCCACATAGGGGCTTTGGATAGCGTTGCCGGTAGTCGGATGCCGCGCCAAAAAGCCGAAGCTCGACACAGCCTCCTCGCACTGAATCCAGCGGGCGACGCTCATCGCGTACCGCTCCAGCAGCTGCGGGGAAACGAGCGCTGCGCAGCCTCGCGCATTGAGCCAGCCCCAAGTATTTCTGTATATTTCATCGGCGGCAAGCGTTGTGCCGTCCTTCTGCTCAGCCGAAAGCATCTTGTTCGGCTCCGGCATCTCGCAGCCTTCGAGCTTCGGAGCGTCGGTGAACTCCATGACCGTAAGCGGTCTGCCGCTGGGATTGCCGGCGGCCATTTTGTCTGCAAGCGGCTTCTTCTTAGCGCCAGCGCCGACACGCGCACCGCCTCGGCAGGTGCCGTCTTTCGCCATATTCATCACACTCCTTTCGAGTTTTACCTATTCAACCCTTTGAAATTGCGTTTTTCAACACGAAGCCCCACGCCGCTGTCCGCATCAAAACGTTTTAGAGATCTTGATACCCCCACCGGGCGGCGCAAGGTGTATATATTTTGGCTTCAACCGTATATGTTTTGGTCTGTATCACATTTTGCTACAGACCTCATCGGTCACTGTTATGTTTGTTTGCTTCGAGAGTAATTCTCGAATGACACGCCTTGCACAGCGCCATAAGGTTATGCACGTCATTCGTGCCACCCTGACTGAGCGGAAGCACATGGTGTACCTCCTCGGCGGGTGTCAGCTTGCCAGCCTTCTTGCACTCCTCGCAGAGCGGGTGTTCCTTGATAAAGCGGTCACGGATACGTTTCCACGCACGACCGTATCGTTTGTTCGTCTCCGGCTCACGCTGGAAATGATTGTAGTGATAGTCCATCTGCTTCTGATGCTCGGCGCAGTATTGCTCACTGACAGCAAGCCGACCGCAGCCGGGATAGGCACAGGAACGTTTTGGTTTGTAGGGCATTCTGTTTCACCTCCTCGCGGGCATAAAGAAAGCCCTGCGGGATTTTGCTTCCGCAAGGCTCTCAACCATTCTTCTCTGGCAATTATAATGATACCACAGGACAAGGGTATCAATCTATGCTTTTAGGTATCACGTTGCCAGATGCGCTCACAAACATCCAGTGCTGCATTGTGCAGCTTATAAAGGTGGTGGATGCTGTAATTAAGGTCAACTGCTATCTGCTCCCATGTCATGAAGCAGAGGTATCGTTTCTCAAGAAGCGTCTGGTATTCTGTGTTCTCCATACGCTTTATGAGAGCAACAATGTCACGCTTCAAATCCACCAACGCATCTATGTCGCGGTTGATTTCTGCTTGCAGGTCTACGATTTTGCCAACAGCATCAGCCATCGTAGAAGAGCCGCGATTTGGATTGCGGGGCATATCCGTGAGCGTCGACGTGCATTTTGTTGCCAGCTCATTTAACGAGGCGACCTGCTCCACCTTGGAATTGATACGCTGGTCGAGGCGATACGCCTGACTGAGATATTCCCGGATATTCATAAAACCACCTCCTCATCGTAAAAGCGCACAGGCTTGTTCAGGCGTTTCGCCTCAACAATTTCAGCTGTCATTCCCTGTGAGTGCTCTTTACCGAACACCCAGACCTCATCGCATAACGCCAGCAAAGCCAAGCCGAACATCGTACCCAGCTCCCTCTCCGCTGTGACAGCGTCATTGAGCATTGCGGGATAAATGAGATGACTTGCCACGGGAATGCGCTTCTTCTCAATAGCGAAGCGACAGTATTCGACGGTTTTCGACACATTCGTTTCGATGTCACCAGCGTACTTGGAGACCACATACACCTTCGGACGACTCTTTATTTCGTTTTGTCTCCGCCATGTATCGCGCTGTGTCTGCTTGTACTCTTTCATGATTTGGCTCATCGCGGCACCTGCTGTCGGGTCGCTGTAGCCTTCACCGTTCTTAAACATGAGTATCCTCCAATTCTTCAATCTCGATGTAAATGCCGCAAGGCTCGTCCGACCAGCGTTTTTCGACCGTTTCGCGGACGACCTGCGCATCGTCCTTCCAGAAACCGCATTTTGTCATACAGTCCTTCAGGAGCTTCTGCAAATTATCTGTATCCGGCTTGGTTACGCGCCACTCGCCGTTTTTGTGCCGTCCCTTCGGAAAGAGCCACAGTGTGCGAAGAGATAATGCGCCAAGTAACGGCGCGGTAGGCCTATTCCCAGACAGATGCCCCATCATAAGTGCTTTTGCCTCTTTTATCTCCGGCGTGTCGTAAAACAGGGGCTTACCCTTGACGACCTTGACCTTGTGTTCCTGCGCCGTAACTGTCGGCGGGTTCATTGCTATAAAAAAGTTCATCGTCGAACCTCCAATCTCAGAAATCCTTTTTACCGTCGCTCCGTGTGGGAAAGGCAGGCTTTCAGCCTTTCCTACACACGTGACGACGAAGTCTCACTATATATAAGCGGTTTTCCGTTTCCAGAAGAAAAGTGAGATTTATCAGTTTTCCGTATTCTCGACTTTTCCGACTGTTCCGCTCTTGCACCAGTAGCTATCTTTGAGCTCCTTGAGCCTGTCCCTGACGCATCTTTCCGACACTCCAAGGTAATCTGCCATCGCGGAAACGGTAACCGGCGTTTCGTATGAGCAAGCCTGAAACGCTGATTCTATGGATTCACGCCGCTCATCGGAAGTCGTGCATTTGCGATTTCTTGAACGCACAGCTTCGAAGCTGCCCTCCGTAGGCACGGTACTCAGGTTGCCCGCCGAATCGATGCGGTGAATCGGGTACTCAAACCAGAAATTGACCGGCGTGATGTTCTCGAACTCGCGCAGACTGCTTTCCAGCCGCCATGCGGTCGAATTGCCGTCCTGAACATAATTTTTGATGTCATCGTTGAGGTCGAGCTGAATCATATCGAGCTGCGCATCCGGGTCACGAGCAAACACACCGCTGCCGGAGGCTCTGTCCATCGCCTTCTTCGCGCCCTGTGCGCCCTTGCTGTGATGATGGCAATAAATCGCAGCGCAGCCTGTTTCGGCACAAATTTTATCGAACTGATTGCAGAACGCAGCCATCTCCGATGCGTTGTTCTCATCGCCCGTAATAACCTTGTAGATTGGATCAATGATGATGGCGTCAAAATGCTGGTCGCGCACACGGCGCACGAGCTTCGGCACGAGCTTGTCCAGCGGGACGGCGTTGCCGCGAAGATTCCAGATTGCGATGTCTTTCGAGTGCTTCTTTGGCAGCTTCAGCGCATCGTATATCTTGAGAAAGCGCTGGTAGCAGGACGCTGGGTCGATTTCCAGATTGACATACAGCACACGCGACTTTTTGCACGGAAAACCGAGCCAGCGCGTACCCTCTGCCAGCGCAATGCAAAGCTCCATGAGCAAGAAGGATTTTCCTGCTTTGGATGAGCCGGATATAAGCATCTTGTGACCCCTGCGCAGAATGCCGGTGATAAGCTCCTCCGGCGGCCTGGGCGGGTCCTTCTCGATGTCGGAGAGCATGACCAAATCCGGCAGCTCGTCCGACACGCCCTCGACAAAGTCCATCCAGTCCACCCATGACTTGCGCCCGATATTCGTCGCCACGAGATACTGCCTGTTGCCATTACGGGTAGCGCCGGGAAGCCGCGACAGTCGAGAAGGATTGCGATTCTGCTTGTCTACGGCAGCGCCATTCTTTTCGAGAAAATCGTAGAGGAACTCCACGCGCTTGCGGTATTCTGTATAGTCCTCGGCATCGACGCGGACGATAGCATGGAGGCTCTTGCCGCCGCTATGTACGAGACAGGCGACCGGCAGCTCCAGTTTGCGGATGATGGCATCCTGGTCGGCAATCGACTGCTCGTCCGATTCGACCAGTGCGTACCTGAACTTTGTGATGTTATCGTTGCGAACACCGTCGCCGTCCACGGGATTGAAGCGAATCCACGCGCCAGCTTCCGGCTTCCAGTCGCCGATGGTAGCGCCGAGGTCGTCAGGATGCTTTTGAAGCGAGGCGAGCAACTCTCCGGCAGTGCGGTCATATACGCCTTTTGAAGGAAACCATTTCTTTTCTGCATCCTGCCAAACGTCGCCAGTAACGTAGCCGATGCGGTCCTCCGGCTCAAACAGCGTTTCAAGGTAGGTACGGAAATCCTCGACGGGATTCCACTCTACGGGTGCGGTGTACTGCGTAAAATCGTCGCCGTCATACTGAATCTCGTCGTCCCATTCCATGACCATGTTTCCCCTCGGCTCCCAGCCGCGATCCATTGCCATCTGGCATATCGTGCCGCCGGTGATGGGAGAAGAGCTACCACGGAAGCTGCGCCATTTACGGGCGCATTCGCCTTTTTTATAACGCGAGTCGTTCTGACTCCAAGTGTCCCAGACGGAACTGTCGAAACCCTCGGCAGACAGCCCCATGCCGACATTTATCCATTCCTGATATGAGAGGTCTGCGGGGTTAATCTTTTCAAGCGCCGCTAAAATGTTGTTTTTATCGCTCATTTTTATAACTCCTTACGGCCTGTATTCTGCGGCGTTAAAGCCATAAGGCAGACGCCACGAGTTGGATTGAATACGGGAAATCATGTTGTTTGCAGCATCGAACCGCCATGTGCCGACCTGACGAAAGCCGTACTTTTCAAGGCAGCGTATCTGCTTTGGCGTAGAAAGTCCCTCATCCTGCCGACGCTTCAGCCGGTCTATAATCATTGAGGCCATACCCATGTTGGAAACGGACTCCGAGAAAATGCCGCGCTTTTCGAGGAACTCCAACTGCTTCGTGGACGCCGGAGCCATCTCCCACGCGAAGGTCGGAACATACCCGACGAGGTCTTCTGCGGCAATGGACATCGCGTATTGGAGCGGGTCAACCAGCTTGCGCTTCCTGCGCCGCATTTCGGCAAGCTCCCGCGCCAGCGCCTCCTCACGCTCGGCGAGGACATCCCGCTCCGCCTGTTCTTCGGCTTCAATCAGGTCGTAAATGTTGTCATCCTTCATGAGCTTCGCGTCCAGCTTCTCGGCGATAGCGGCGTCCTTGCTGACGAGCGCCGACGGGCGGCACAAATCATGACGTTGCGACAGCCACAAAAAGTCCAGCAGAAGCAGGTCATCCTTGCCTTCCGAGAGCCGCATTCCACGCCCGACCATCTGCTGATACAGGCTGCGGATTTTTGTGGGACGGAGAACAACGATGCAGTCCACGGCGGGGCAATCCCAGCCCTCGGTCAGCAGCATACTGTTGCAGAGCACGTCGTACCGACCGGTTTCAAAATCCCGAAGCACCTCGGAACGGTCATCGCTATTGCCATTAACCTCCGCCGCACGGAGACCGGCGCGGTTCAAAAGGTCGCAGAATTTCTGCGAGGTTTTTATGAGTGGGAGAAACACCACTGTTTTTCTGTTCTGACAGTAGCGGGTCATTTCATCGGCAATCTGAGCAAGGTATGGGTCAAGTGCTGTGCCGATTTCTCCGACAGCGTAGTCGCCGTTACTCATACCAACATCGCGGATATTCAGCTCCAGTGGAATCATCTGTGCCTTGATGGGACAGAGATAGCCGTCACGGATGGCTTTTGTCATGGAATACTCGTAAGCCTTGCTGTCGAAATACTTACCGAGATTGCGCTGGTCACCACGGTCTGGGGTAGCGGTCACGCCGAGTATATTTGCATCAGGGAAATGGTCGAGCACCCGCTGATAACTGTCCGAGAGACAATGATGCGCCTCATCGATGACGATATCCGTGAAGTAATCCTGCGGGAACTGCGCGAGGCGTTTCGGCTGCGCCAGCGACTGCACAGAGCCGACCGTGATTGGAATATCGCTGCCCAAGCTGCTGCTTTCAGCTTTCTCCAATACCGACGGAAGCCCGCAGGCGTCCAGCAGCTTATCCGCCGCCTGGTCGAGCAGCTCGCCGCGATGCGCCATAATGAGCGCCCGACCGCCATGTTCGATTTGATTTTGTACGACTGAAGCAAACACGATTGTTTTGCCGGTGCCGGTCGGTAGGACAAGCAGCGTTTTTTGCTTGCCCTCCGACCATTCCCGGATAATCGCGTCTCTCGCCTCAGTCTGATAAGGTCTGAGAGACATCATTGGACGGCACCTCCTTAATTGAACGGCAGGTCGTCGTCATCACCGAGTTCCGTCCAGCCCTCATCCGCCGGGAAAAATTTCTCATCCCAGTCGTAGAACTTGTCCACATCGTTGACCTGCCGCTCTTCGCCGTCCCTGTTCGTATAGGAGCGGGGCTTGAAGCGGGCGCGGCCTTTAGCGCCGACCACCTTGTTCCAGTCCATAACCAGCCGCTCGTCGTGCTTTTTCTGTCCGATGCAGCGGAAGAAGGAGCTGATGCGCCATTCAAGGGAGCGATACAGGATGAGGTCAAATTTTACGGTAGCCAGCTTGCCGTCCGCAGTTTTGACCTGCAGCGTGAGCGCCGCCTTATTGCAGGCGGGTATCTTTGCCGAGCCGGGGAAACGACCGCGCTCGAAATCCATGACCGTGAAGTTATAGTCGCCCTCTTCGAGAATGACGAACTCCTGACCGTCGGATTCGATGACGTCGCCCCAGTCCATAATCATGTTGTTATCGTTAGCCATTTTTCATATCCTCCGTTAATTATTGATGTTGTTGCCGTCGGCAATCGCCTTGACAATCTGTTTCCAGTGCTTGAGCACCCAGCCGGTGATGAAGCTTTCGGGGTATTCAGCGACCGACGATGTGCCCTCCTGATAGCCTTTTTTGATGACAAAGCTGACAAGTTCGCCCTCTGAGATGTTATCCGCCGCCATCTGCTCTTTGAGCTTGTCCAATGGTGTAAGCGTTAACGTCATCGTCGGAGATTTGCCTTGCTCGAAAATACCGGCAATATTGGTATAATCGAGGTCAAGCACATCCGGCAGACCGTGACGGTTCTTCGCATCCCAGCAAGGATGATGGCTGGTGTACATGACGCGCTTGCCGCCCTGAGCTTTCTGGCTTTTGTTCTCAGTTGTGACCACAAAGGTCTGATAATTGAGGAAAAGCAGGATGTCGCACCATTCCTTGAGCAGTGGGGCGACCTGCTTCGAGAGCTTCATCTCCCAGCGGTCGTAAGCGCCCATCTCATCCGGCAGTTCGAACTTGCGCATCTTGGCGTGAGCTGTCACCACGGCGTGAATACCGGCAGAGATGCATTTATCCAGTGCCGCAAACAGGCGTGAGAACTCTTCTGACAAATATGTGTAACCCTTGCCGTATCCGAAGCTCTCGATACTGTTCTGCTTGTACTTATTGCAGATATGGGCGACGGCAAGCTGCTCCGCCCAGTCTGCGGTGTCGATAACCAGCGTTTTGCAGATATTCGGTGTGGCTGAGACCTCGTTCACAATGGCGATGAGCTCATCCCACGACTGCGGTTTTTCGATACGGCGCACATCCATGTGAGAAGTCCCGCCCTCGGTGTCGATGACCAGCGGATTCGGAAAGCTCGCCGCCAGCGTCGTTTTGCCGACGCCTTCTGAGCCGTAGATAACGACCTTTTGCGCTCTGGGAATAACCCCAGTAGAAATGTTCAGCATATTGGCCTCCTCATCTCAGGCTGCAGGAAACATCCTGCACCAGTGTTATGCCGGGAACCACCGCGCCTGTCTTCAGCAGCTTTTTAGCCTCCGCTTTGTTAACCTCGGGCTCCGAAACGCGGAAGCAATCGGTGTGCTTATTCTCACTGAACCACACTACGGCAGCGGCGCTGTCAGATACGTCCACCTTCTCGGTTCTCCGGTAGGAGACCGTGGCCACGCCGCAGTCCGTTTTGGTGCCGTCGCATTCGCGGTCGAGAATTGCCATGAGGCGCTCGTCCTTTCGCTCCAACGACCGACGCCGCTCCCGAAGCCGTGCTTCTTCATCCTTGAGAGCAGACACCTCCGCACGGGTGTTGAGCACCAGCTTTGCCAAATACTCCAAAATCCGTGACCGGTCCATCTGCAGCCCATTGAGCTCTGCGAGAATGGCATCTGCCTCCATGGGGATTTCGCCGGTTTCGGGGTCAGGTTCCAACTGCGCAAGCAGGGACTGGATTGCCTCATTGACCTCATACAGTTTCATCTGCGTCACCTTCGTTCGTCACCTCGTGGATTTCCACGGAGCTTACCGC